TCCTCATCAAATAAAGGACCATTTGTCAAATAATTATTTGGTAATAAATCACCATTACTGTTTACTAATGATTTAAATTCATCTTCATTTTTTGAAATTCCATATAATGAATTAATTTTTGAATTATTCATAGGAAATCTACATAATTTATTATCTATATTTTTACATTTAGTATTATCTATTTTTTTAGTTTGTTTATATACAATAGAATTATCATCTTTATATATTAAATTAATTCCATCAACATCAGCTATAACTTCTCTATCTAAATATAATAATGGTTCTCCATTTACTTCATTAATTTTTAATCTTATTTTATCATTTTTATCATCATATTGAAATACATCGACATAATTACTAAAATCTTTATTCCCACATACAGATTCGCTATCAGAACTTATATCTATGTAATTTTCTGCAAAAGGTCTATTACAAATACTCTCGTAATTATAAATACAATAACTATTATCAACTTCTTTATTATTAATTTCTCCTAAATATGAATTAGAAGCTTTTTCATCAGTACAAATAAAATTATTATCTTCTATTTGTGTAAAATCTTCTTTATTTTTACATCTATCTTCTGATAATTTATTAATTAAAATAAATATTACTATTAATAATATAAATATATAAATATAGTCCATATATATATATATAAATATAAATTATTTATTAAATTCTAATTTAGTGATATTATATTTTTTATTATTAATATCAGTTGCTTTAAGATTAATAGATGAATTTTTAGAAGTACCAAAATTAATAACAGTTGTTAAATTAATTTCTTTAGGAGAAGAATTTTCATAACTAGTTTTAAATATTTTTTTTTTATTATTATAATTATTCATCTCATTATTAATTTTTTCTAAATCATCAACTACATAATCTATAATCTTATTTCTAATTGCCCATCTAAAAAAATTTAATTGACCAATTGTTGTTACAATATATTTTTCTTCATCATATTTAAAAGCTATTTTATTTGTAATATTTTTTTTATTAATTCTACAAAATGGATCAAAAAATCTTTTATTATATGATTTCAATTTATTTTTATAATCTTGATAAACATTATACTTAGTATTATTTTTATTTCCTAAATTAATTAGATTATTTTTAGAATAATTTGTTACAAAATAATCTAATACTCTTAGTGATAATTCACTAGTACCAGTAACAATTGGTAAAATTTTATTTAAGTTATTTTTATTTTTATAAAATTCATATAACGATTCTAATAATACTTCTTCTTTAGATAATAAACAATTATCTGAACTCATATATATATAATATTCAATCCTATCTTTAAATATTTATATATAATTTAATTTTTAATTATATGATTTTTATTATAAAATAATTTTATATTAATTTAAATAATATTTTTTCTAATTTTAAATAATAATTATTTTTTAGTTATTTAATTAGATGTAAATCATATAAAGAAATATTATTTATATACTTTATAATGAGTAAAACTAAAGAAACAATTTTGAGTGAAGAAAACGTAAGTTTAGATGAAAATAAAACAAATGAAGAATTACGATTATTAAAGTCAAAAGTAGTAGATGATCAAATATTAAATTTAAAGTTATTTATTAAAAATTTAGAAAAAGAAAGAAAAGATGAAAAAATTTTATTAAAGAAAGAATTAAAGGAAATTGCTGCATTAAAAGGTAAAAAGAAAAATAAAGATGGTAAACCTAGAAAGCCTAGTGGAATTATTGCTCCATCATTAATTCCTTTAGTATTTAAGAGCGAGCCTTGGAATTTTAAGGAGGATGAGTTACCAAGAATTGAGGTAACAAAAAGAATTTGGGCATATTGTAAAGAAAATGATTTATGTAGTTCAGACAATAAAAAAATCATTATTCCAAATGATAGAATCAAAGAGTTATTTAATAATTCATTAAATGAAGGAGAACAGTTATTTTTTACACAAATGCAAAAGCATATTAAATTTGTATATGATGAAGATAAAAAAAAAAGAAATGAAGAATTAGAAGAAATCAGTTTAATAGAAGAGCCAAAAAAAAAGGTAAAATCGAAAAAAGGTAAAAAAAGTGAAAGTGTATTAAAAGTTTAAAAAATAATTCAATAAAAATCAATTATTAAATTTATTATTTTTAATTAACGAGTTAATAAATGAAATTTGATATTTAAATTTATTATAATTAATATCATGACAATTTTTTTGAATAAACAGGATTAAATCATTTATATTAATAAAGTCTATATTAATATGAATATCAAAATCTTGTGTATAATTTTGAGTAAAAATATTTTTAGTAATTTCAAATTTTTCCATATATTTTTGAGATAAATTTGTAAAAATCAAATTTTTTTTATAAGAATCGATAATTTCAAAAACATTTAATTTAATATTTGATTTTAGATAATCACATCCAAAAAGTATACATATTTCTATAAATTGATTATAATTAATATTAATTTTTTGTAATATAAAATCTAAATCATATTCATATATTTTTTTTTTATAAATTTTAATAACTTTTTTACAACCGAATGTGAGTAAATCAGTATCTTCTGATAAACATAATTTAATTAAATTTTTTTTATATAGGTATGAAATTAAAACATCAGCTTCACTATTAGCTCTAATATATGGGACATTAAAAATATTAAATAATTGTATTAATATATTTAAAAAATTAGTATCTAAATTATAATTAACTTTATTTAATTTATTTATTTTTTGAATAATTAAATCTTTATCTATTAGTTCATTTTTAAATTCATTTTCTAACATTTTAATTTTTTCATTTATTTTTTTTTTTCTATTATTTCTCAAATTAATAATATAATTTTTTTCAAAAGGAGCTTTACCATCTATAATATATAATGGTATAATTTTATTTTGTAAAAAATGAATAATTTGATTAATAAAAGCAGAAAAAATATTATCACAAGAAAATTTATATTTATTAGCGTATAACATAACATCTATTGCTATAACAGAATTTTGATATGATAAAAAATATTCATTAATATCATGAATTTTTATTGCGTCAATATCAGATAAATATTTGTTAAGGCGTTTGATACCCATTTAATATATAAATTATTTAAAATAAAAGATAGACAAAATAATTTAGCCATAAATAGTCATTCTTAAAGTTTCTTTATCAAAATTATTATTATTATATTTAAAATAAATTATATCGATATATTCTTTTAATTGTTTTAAATTAGATTTTTTTATAATTTCTAATCTATTTTTATTAAAATATATATTATTTAATGTAAGATCATTAAAAATATCATTTATGTTAAGTAAAAAAACTGTTTTCAAAAAAAAGTATGATAAAACATTTGTTTTTTGATAAAAAACATTATTTTTAGTAAATAAATCATCAAAAGATTCATATTTAAAAAATTTCAAAATTTTAGTGATTTGTATAAATGACCAATATAATTCTATATTTAATTTACAATTAATAAAATTATTAATTTTTTTATTTTCATAATGATATTCCCAAATATTTAAAAATAATAAAGCTAATACCTCTGTATATGCTTCATTAGGATTAATCATATCTGCTTTTAAATTTATGTCATTATATAAAATTAATAAATCATTTTGATTATATTTCATATCTAAATCTAAATAATGAATTATTTCATGGAATAACACTTTTATAATCTCTTCTTTTCTAAATAAAATTATATAATAACCGGGTAATGTCATTCCAGAATTTATATTATCAACACCTAAAAAATTATTATTCATATCTATTTTTTTTTTTTCATTTGATAAATAAATTTCTATTTTAAAATAATTTTTTTTATTCATTAGATAATCAAAAAAATTTAATATTGAATCAATCTTATTAATCAATTTATTATCTATAAAATTATATTTTGAATAAATTATTATTATTCTATCTTTATTTAATATATATTCTGTTTTAATAAATAAATTATTTATAATATTTCTTATAATTCTAGATGAAATAAATTTAGAAATTATATTTTTACTATAAAAATTAACATTAATAAATTTATTTATTTGTAAATTATTATTTAATATATTATCAATACTATCATTATATAAATTAGAAATATCTTTATCAAAATTAAAATTTTGTAATTTATCTATATTTTTTTTATAAGTATTTCTTATATCAATAAAATTAATTTGATTAATTATAGGTAAATTAATATCTAATTTAAAATTTATTTCTTTAATAATATCTAAAATAAAATTTATATTATTACTTTTCATATATAAGTTTAATATTTAAAAAAAAAAAATATTATTTACTATACTATGTTTAATAATAAATTCAATCCTGATGTAGTACATACATTTGAAAATGAAGATAAATCTAGAGAAGATACTAAATATGAATTAAAAAATATTCCATATAAGGTAATTATAAAAAGTAATAATAAAATTATAAATCAAGATGATATAAAAATAGATATTAAAGAAAATAAAGATGAAGTTAAAAAAAGATTTGATAAAATGTTATTTGAAAGAAAAATAAAATTAATGAAAGATAAAAAAAAAGATATTAAAAAGAATTTAAATAGCTTATCATTAGATAGTAATTATATTAATGATTTTAGTGAGTTAAGGGATGGATTTAAATCAGAATATAAAGATAAGGAGGATGATATAGTTAAAGATAGAGAGAACTATAATAATATGATAGAATCATTAATAAATAATGGTTTATTAGGATAATTTTATTTAAATAAAAAATAATATGATAAATATAAATGAAAGATGATTTAAAAAGTAATAATTATATTAAATTAATGGATATTTGTGAATCATTAAATATAGAAATAATAAAAGATAATAAAATAATAGATAAAGAAATTATTATAAATAAAATTAGTAATTTCAAAACTTATTTAAAAAATAAAACTTTAAAGATGTTAAATAATTATTATAATGATGTAACAAATGACAATTTTTTTATTAAATTAGAAAAAATATATAAAGTAATAAAAAAATATGAAAATAAAATTAATTATGTACATGATTATATAAATAATTTAAAATCAGACGAAGAAGAATTTAAATCAGAAAATGAAATTAGTTCAATATTTTTAGATTCAGATATAGATTTAAAAAATTTTGAAATTAAAATAGAGGATATAAAAATAAAGAATAAATTTTTAGATGAATATAAAAATTCGTAATTTATAATAATTTATAATATTATAATTTATTATGAATAATATTGTTTTAGGAATAGATTTAGGAACTACAAATTCAGTAGCTAGTTATTGGGATGGGAAAAAATATGTAAATATAAAAAATGGTAATACTAATATATTTCCTAGTATAATTGAATTTACTGAAAAAGGAAAAATTATTTGTAATAATAATTATAATAATTTTAATTGTATAAAAAATATTAAAAGATTTATTGGTCAAGAAAATAATATATCTAATCAATTTTTAAATGATTTGAATCATGATTATACTTTAAAAAATAGTAAAATTAATTTATATAATAAATATGAAAAGAAAAATTATACATTAGAAGAGTTAAATAGTTTAATATTAAAATTCATAAAAGGTAAAGCAGAAAGACAAACTAATAAAAAAATTAAAGATGTAGTTATTACAATTCCTACCCATTTTACTCAAAATCAAAGAGATTCAGTATTAATATCATGTAAATTATCAAATGTAAATTGTTTAAGATTAATAAATGAGCCAACATCTGCTGCATTAGCTTATGGTTTAAATAATCATGATGATGTTAATGTATTAATATTTGATTTAGGAGGTGGTACATTTGATTTATCAATATTAAATATAGATGATGGAATATATGAAGTAATTGCAACAAACGGAGATAATAAATTAGGAGGAGAGGATTTTACAAATATTATTTTAAATGATATATTAAAAGAGATAAATTTTGAAGTAGATGATAAAAGTAAGAAAGATATAAAACTTTTATCAGAAAAGTTTAAAAATAATTATATAAAAGAAATAGAAATAGATAATTTCAAATATTCTAAAAAAAGAAATGAAATAACTTTTTTATTTAAAAATTTATTAGATAGAATTGAAAAAATGATTGATGATGTAATTAATTTTAGTAATTTAGTGAAAAATGAAATTAATTATGTGGTAATGGTAGGAGGTTCATCAAGATTAAGAGAAATAATAACATTAATAAATTTAAAATTTGATAATATAAAAATTATAAAAAATATTGATCCAGATTTAGTAGTTTCTTATGGAGCAGCTTTACAAGGCTATATTTTAAAAAATAGTGATGATGTATTTTCAAAAAGTATTGCTTTAATTGACGTATTACCTTTATCTATAGGAGTTGAGTCAGATAATGGTTTAATGACAAAAATTATAAAAAAGGGGAATAAAATTCCTATAAGAAATAAAAGTGTATTTACTAATGATAAAGATAATATAGAAGAATTAGAAATAGAAATTTATCAAGGAGAAAGATCATTAGTAAAAGACAATATTTTAATAGGAAAATTAAAATTAAATAATATTAGTAAAAAAAAAAAAGGTAAAAATGTTATTATTATAGAAATGAAAGTTAATAATAATTGTATGTTAGAAGTAATTGCATATGAAAAAAATAGTGATAATAAAATAATTATTAATATTGAAAATTATAATAAAAATTTAGATGATAATGAATTAAAAAGAATAATTAAAGAAAGTGAAAAATTTGATGAGACTGATAGTTTAAAATATAAATATAATAAATTGTTGAATAAATTAAATGATCAAATAGAAAATTTAAAATATAATTTTGAAAATAATGAATTTATTAAGTTAATTGAAAGTGATAATAATAAAATAAAAGATCATATTAATATTTTAGATAATAAATTAGATGATATTAAGAGTAAATATAATTATGATTTAAATAATAATGATTTATTAGATTTAGTAAATTGTTTAAAAAAATTATTAAAAGTAAATGAAAATAAATATAGTATGTTAATAAAAAATTATAATAATAATACAGATGATTTAGTTTTAGATAAAGAAAATTTAGAAGAAATAAATTTTAAATTTGATAAATATAATAATTTAATACAAGATTATATAAATGATAAAATAAAAAATTTTGGAAAAATTAGTAAATATACTAAAAATAATATTACTAATTATTTTAATAATTTAATATACAAATTAAATTCATTAAATTTAGATGAAAATGAATATGTAAAATATAAAAATGATATTGATTCTATTATTGAAAAATATATTTTAAATGATATTGAATTAATAAATAGTTATGGAAATATTAATTCAATTAAAGAGTTATTTCAAGTTAATAATATTAATTATGATATTACTAAATTTTATAATTTAAATTCATTAGATATTTTTAATTTACTATATGATATTTCATTACAATATAATTTAGAAATATGATCCAACTTGTTTCTTCTCTTCTTTAGTTCTAAGTAAATGTAAAATAATAAAAAATACTAAAGTAGATACTGCTGCTGTTTCAATATCACTAGTTGCTGTATAAGCAATTAAAAACACAAATAGAAATCTAATATATTGAGATTTAAATAATTTTGTAACTGCTTCAGGTGTTTGAACAACACCATTACCTCCAAAGCAACCTTGTGTAATTACAATTAATGTAAACATAACTGGTAAAGACAAGAAATTATCAACACCATCAAGAGATGTTATTTGTTTAACTTTGTTTAAATATTCCATATATATATATTCTATATATTTTTTAAATTTCAGATTTTTTAATTTTTTTTAATTCATTTTTATATTTTTTTTCAACATTTACTCCATTTTTAGTTTGATATGTAATTGGTTCATTTAATTTTATTCTTTTACCTTGATATTTATGTTCTTTATTTTTACTACCTTTGGTAGATTCAATCAAAGTAAAATTAATATTATCTGTGTTTACATTTTTATCTTTACGGATAAGTTCTGAGAGCGCTTTATTTGCTGCTTGATAAGGTGATTCACCTAAATATCTTCCGCGGAATGTTCCATCAGCTTCTTTAATTTTAAAAGATCTATATTTTTTTTCAGACATGATATAATAAGTAAATATTAATTTTAGAAGAAATAAACTCAAATTAATTTAAAAATTAAATATATTATTATATGTATGACTGAAATAGAAAATAAATTTGTAATATATAATATTCAAAAAAACTATAAATTTTTATGTAATTATTTAATATCATTTCAAAATCATATAAATTATTGTCATGATATAAATATTATTAGTTTATATGATAGAAATTTAATAATAGGAAGAATTTATGAAATAGTGAAAGAGATAAATTTAGAATATAATAATTTAATAATCAATAAGGTAGATAATTTATTAGAAATTTTAAAAAATAATCTAGATATTAAATTATATGATGATAACGATGAAACATTTAATATTAGTAGAGAATATTTAAAAAATAAATTTAATTTAAATTTCAATGATGAATTAAATAATTTATTATATCCGTTAGATTTTAAAAGATTTAAAATATTTAACTTATCAAAAAGTTATGGAGGAATTAATATTATTTCTATAATAGAATTATTATTAAAAATAAAATTAGAAAATATATTTGATTATTATACTATAATATTTTTAAAATTCTTAAATAATATTTTTTTACCATTAAAATTTGATATTTTAAATAAAAAATTTAAGAATTTAGTAAATATTATTAATACAGATGTTAGTGAAGAAGATAAAAATTTTGAAGATCATATAAATCAATATTTAAATTCTTTTAATATTTATATTAAAAAAATTAATAATGATGAATTATTAAATAGATTATTAAGTATAGAGATTAAATATTCTGATAAAACTATTTATTTTGAAGGAATAATATTAAATGATCATATAAATATTTATATGAAAACATGTCAAATATCTAATAAATTTTTATATTTTAAAAAAAGATTATTAGAAACTAAATTAGAAAAATGTAAAGCAACAAAAAAATTTGCAAAAACTTTTTTTAAAACACTAAATGTATTCGAAATATTAGGATATAATAATGATATAGTTGATTATATAGATGATAATTATGAAAAGTATATAGATCTAATTAGTAAATCATTTATGATAATTATGAAAGATTTTATAAAAAAAAATATTACAATTACAGAAATGTTTAATATAATTAGATTATTATTATTAGGTAATGAAGAAAATATTAATATTGCAGGATTATTATTTGAAATAACAAAAGACAAAAAAAATAATAATTGCTTAATTTATGATACTATATTTAATAATTTAAATTATATTAGTCAAATTAAGTTAAAAAAGAATATTACTAATATGAAAGAAGAATTAAAAAAAATTAAATCAATTTCATTAGATGATATAGATTATAAAAAACAAATACTATCTATTAAAAATATGCCATTAACTATTAAAGCATTGGCATTAGAAAAAGTAGAAGAAATGAAATCCTCGAATAATGAATATTATAAACAACTACAATATGTAAAAACATTAATAAAGTTTCCTTGGCCAACAGCAAACGATGATGTAATATTTGAAGAATTGAATAAAGACTTAAAAAAAAGAAAAAAATACATATCAGATATTGAAGCAAATTTAAAAAAATTAACATATGGTCATGTTGAAGCTAAGAAGTCATTATTACAGATAATTGGTAAATGGATTACCAATCCACATAGTGGAGGTAGTGTAATTGGTCTAGTTGGTCCTCCTGGTGTTGGTAAAACTTTATTAGCAAATAGTATTAGTAAAGCATTAAATATACCTTTTGCACAAATTACTTTGGGTGGTCAAAATGATGGCGAATTACTTCATGGCCATGGATATACTTATTCTGGATCACAACCAGGTATGATAGTTAAAAAAATGATTGAAGCAGGAAAAAGTAGATGTATATTATATTTCGATGAATTAGATAAAGCTTGTTCAAAAAATGGATCTAATGAAATAACAAATATTTTAATTCATTTAACAGATCCTAATATGAATAAATCATTTCAAGACAGATTTTTTCAAGGTGTAGATTTTCCATTAGACAAAGTTATTATGATATTTTCTTATAATGATAGTAGTTTAATAGATAGAATTTTAGTAGACAGATTTATTGAAATAGATATTAAACCATATAATATAAATGATAAAGTTAAAATTTTAAAAGATTATATGTTTAAAGAAGTTTGTATTTCTATTGGATTTGATGTTAATGAGTTTCAGTTAAAAGATGATGATATAAAATATATAATAGATAAATACACATATGAAGCTGGTGTTAGAGAGTTAAAAAGAAAGATTGAGTTTATTTTACTAAATTTAAATGTAGATAGATTATATCAAAGAGATTTATTTAAGAATAATAAAAAGAATATTAAAGTTGATAAAAAATTAATTGAAAAAATATTAGAAAAACCAAAATTAGAAATTCAGAAAATTCATAATAATCCAGAAATAGGAATTATTAATGGATTATATGCTACTACAATTGGTGGTGGTGGGATAGTACCTATTCAGATATTTGTTAATTATTTTAATACTGATGCACCATTTACATTAAAACTAACTGGTCATCAAGGAGATGTTATGAAAGAGAGTGTTCATTGTTCATTAACATGTGCAATACAATATATAGATAAAAATAAATTTAAATATAATATTGATTGTGTTAAAAAAATAATTAATGAAAAATTTAAATCAGGATTCCATGTACATGCACCAAATGGTGCTACACCAAAAGATGGACCTTCTGCAGGATGTGCTTTTACTACTGCATTTATTTCAAGATTATTAGAAAAACCAATTGATAATACAGTTGCAATGACAGGAGAAATAGATTTACTTGGTAATGTAACTAAAATAGGAGGGTTAGAATATAAAATTAATGGAGCTAAAAAAGCAGGAATTAAGAAAATATTCATTTCTAGAGAAAATAATTCTGATTATATAAAAATAAAAAAAAATGATCCTAAATTATTTAATAATTTATCTATAATAATTGTTGATAAAATAGATGATATTGTACCTCATGCAATTATTATGTAAGTTGTAATTTATATTAAAAAAAATTGAAAAATAAACTTTTAAGTATTTCCTTTAGAATATGATGGTAACCCAAAAAAAACACACACAAACCAAACCAAACTAAGTAAACTAATACTAAAACTATTAAATCCTAAAAAGCCGTAATTGACTTAATATGGATAATCAAACTAGCTCAAATAATACTAGTACAACTAGTACCTCCCAGCTAAATGGCAGAATTCATCCCCTCCGCCCGTTATGTTTATCTCCACACTTGTATTTGGCGCCATGTAGTTGTCCTGAACACATGGGCAGCATGTATGAGAGAGAAAGGTGTTCTACTCAACGGTACTTAAAAGAAATAGAAGAAGAAAAAAATGAATATGTCACTAGAGTACTATTAGAAATTGAAGGACCTATCAGTGAATTACCTACTGAATGTTTAAGAATGATAGCGGAATTTGTTCCACGAAGATCTTTATTCTAGTTTGCAAAACTACAAATTTTTTTTTTATTAAAAATATTTTTTATAAAAAAAAATTATGTTAATTTATACTTTATGAATTTTTAACTTAGAATCAAACTCCTCTGATAAATTTGATTCAGAAGATTCATAATCTGATTTATTAATACTATCTAATTCTTCTGAAGTTTCAGAACTTATCAAATCTAATTTATTCATTTCAGCTCTTTTAATTAATTTTTCTGTATCTTTATCACTTATCAATACACGCGCATAATCTTTTATCTTATTAAATGTTTTCATTATTGTTACTTCTGAAATTTTAAATGTTGATGATATAATTTTTTTATTTAAATTAATTTTTAATATATTTACCATTAACATTATACTACCGGCTGCTATTGATGCTGGTTGATGATCTGTTGCTAAATTTAACCTTTTTAGATTTTTTGCTATTTTTTTTGATATTAATATTTGCTTCTCATCTAATTTTAATTTTTCTATATACTCTTTTCTACTTATATAATCTTCTGCTTCTGATAATCTAATATTTTTAATTATTATGTCACCAATCATTAATTCACGAAATTTTCTGTTACCTTTTGTAACATTAGTTTCTGATATATCGAATATTTCAGCAATCTCTTTTGTTGTTCTTGGTTCACCTTGTAAATTAGATCCATAATATACACACGATGATATAATATTTATCCTATTTAAACCTCTTATTATTATTGATTTATCTTTTCCTGTTTTTTTATCTACAATTTTTTTATTTGATAATTGATAAAATAAATTTTTTGCATTATCTATCACAGGTTGACTAATATTACCTTTTTTACATTTTTCATCTAAATATTTCATTACCTCATATCTACTTCTTTCCTTATACGGCATCTGACTCCATTTTTCTAATGTTGATAGTCTTTTATTACCATAAGATACTTTTGTTCCTAATGAAGATTGTGGAAAATGATGGCTAGTAGGACACCCACATCTACTATTATTTTCAGAAGTACTATTAATACTATTCCAATCCGGATTTAAATCTAAAATATCACCTAATGTTAATCCACACTCTAAACAAACTATCCTTCCTTCAGTTTTATCATAATATAAATTTTTTGATCTACATAAACTACATTCTTCTATTTTATTATTTTTCTTTAAATTTTTATCATTTTTGGGTGTTTCTAAAGAATCTAGTATATCTAAAATTTCATCCATTATCAATTATATCTATAAGTTTGTCTTTAAATAATTTAAATTTCAAATTTAATATATATATATATATATATATATGGATATAAAGTTAAGTATGGATGAAGTGTTAAAAATAGGAGCTGCATATGGAATATTACAAGTTTTAGCCCAAGATTTAGGAATCAAAACAGGAAAAAAACAAAGAGATATAGCTCAAAGTATTCCTGTACAAATTTTTTTAATGTATTCAGGTGGATATGCAGTAACAGGAGATCATAAAACTGCAATGATTGCAACAGTAATTTATTATGTATTAAAATATATAATTTCAAATGGTGAAACTTCTGCAGTATGTTTTGAAGATGTATAATAAAAATTGAAAAAAAAACTAGATAGAATGTGCATAGAAAATATTTATAACCCCTAAAAAAAAAAATTTTAATTAAAAATGATTGAATTCTTAAAAGAATATCTTAAAAGTGTTAAGGACATTATTCCAAGATATATTTATGACTTATTTGCAGTCACAATAAATTCTATTCTTATAGAAGATTATTTTTTGTCATCAATAATTATACTAATATTAATTAAAATAATTATATATAATAGTGATATATTGTATTTCTTTTCCCGGTGTATATTAGTAATATTAGTTTTAATAATACTATGTCTTTATATTATAAATATTTATTATTTAATAGATAAACATAAATATAAAGAAGATAATTTTGAATCAATTACTAATGATACTCCAGCAGATTTCATTTTTAGAAAAATACTTGGTATTAAACCAGTTGATAATATTACGATGAATAATTGTTTAAAAATACAATTAGAAAATAGAAAATATAATATAAATTTGCTTTTTAGTGATATTAATCAATCTAATAAATTAAATCAGAAAACAGTAACATCTTCATCTAAAAATGTATCTTCAAATAAATTAACAAAAACTTTGTCTGAAAATTCATTATCTTCAATTAACACAGAAAAATTACAATATGATGAAATTGATGATTTTTATGTGGTAAATAATTAAATTAATTTTCATAATATAATTTTATATTATTAATTTACCATTTAATTATTTTTTTATTTTGTTTATTTAAAGCTACATTTATTTTTTTAAAAATTTTACTATTAAAAAATCCTTTATAAGCGCTTAGAGGAGACGGATGTATTCCTTCAATAATAATATGTTTTTTTTCATTAATATATTTTTTTTTTGATTTAGCGTTATTACCTAATAATAAAAATATTGTATTAGGATGATTATCAGAAATATCTTTAATTATATTATCAGTTATATTTTTCCAAAATTTTTGATGTGAATTACTTTTATTTTTTTCAACTGTTAAAGATGTATTTAATAGTAATATTTTTTCTTCTACAACCCATTTAATTAAATTACCATTTTCTGGAATTATAAAATCTGAATATGAATTTTTTATTTCAATAAATATATTTTTTAATGAAGGTGGAATTGGAAATTCATTAGGTACAGAAAAAGAAAGTCCTGTAGCTTGTGGTATTATTTCACCATTAATAATTTTATAATTTATGTAAGGATCTTGACCTAAAAAAACTAATTTTGTTTCATTTAAATCGAAATATTTAAATGCTTCAAATATATTATTTATTTTAGGAAAAATTATTTTATTTTTGTATAATTTTTCAATATCATCATCATTGATATATTTTTTAAATATTTTTTTCCATGATTTTTTAACATTTTTAAATAAATCCATAAATATAAATAAAAATATATTTATAAATAAAATTGAAAAAAAAATTTATTTTTTTTTAATTATTTTTTTTTATATTTAATTTAATATAAAATTAATAATTATAAAATAGTATTTAAAAAGTTAATTAATAAATATTCTATGGAATTGTTATGTTTTTTAATTAGTATTTTTGTAATAAATTTTTTAAATTTATTTTCATTATTATTAATAATATTCTCTTTTTTGATGTGTAGATATTATTATAAAAAATATTTATTAAAAAATAAATATAATATTAAAAGAAAGAAATTATTTAATAATTTAAATAATAATTACTTAGTTAAAGGTTTTATTTTTATATATAATTATTTTAATTATTATTTTAATATTATTTTAGAAGAAGTGTATAAAATGTTTTATGATTTAATATTTGAAATAATAACAAATAATTATAAGAAAAATTTTCAAATGAAAAAAACTGATAATTTAAAAATTAGTAAAATTAAAAATTGTAATTTGGAAAATAAAACTAGAAATCATAATTTAATTCAAAAAATTAAAGATGAAAATGAGTTAAATACTATATTAGATGATGCTTTAAAAGAAATATTAGATTAGAAAAAATTGAAAAATAATTATATTGAAAATCTATAATCTATAATAACCCCAATTACCTATACCTTAAAAAAAATAATATTATAAAGAGTTTATTGAAAATTTAAGAATACATTAAAAAAATGGTTTTCACATTAGTCAAAGATGGACTTACGCATTCATTTGATGATAGTAAAACTTATTATGATTCTCAAGATAGAGAATTTGAAATTCGTGAAATTAATTCCGATGATACACTATCTATCTGTTATAAGGATGATAAATCTATTAACAATATTGATGTTGAAATGATAAAAAATGTTGGAGAATATATTATTGATAATGATACAATTGAAATTAATGAAGAAAATAATAAAAAAGAGTTTATACCTTTTATTTTCCATCAAGGAAAGAAAGTGTATTTTAATAGACCAATTCAAAAAATTAAGGAATCTGGTTTAAATGTAACTGTTATTAAGTATTTTAAAGAAGGAAAAGTTATTGCCAGAGACAATGAAGGTAATGAAAATACTTATGATCCTTTAGAAGATTTTGAGAATTTTAAAACTTTTGCAGATATCACTGTAAGCAAAATGAAAAGAAAAAATGGGAAATTTCCTTCAGTTTCATTCATGCATGGAGATAGCAAAATTGATGCTATTATCTATCCTAATCGACGCTTTGCATCAGTGATGATTGATGGAGAGGAAGTGAAAGGACAGGTCGTAGGTGATTCTGATAATAAGTTTATTTTTAAAAAGAAAGATGATAGATCAACAATTAGTGTTGATTTTGATCAATTATCTTCATATGAGGAAATTAAATCCAAAGCTATTTTTAATTATAAAAAAGAAAATGGAAGTAGAAATACTGTTGATTATGAAAATAAAAATCCATTATTAAAATCTTCAATGATTAATGAGAAATCATATAAGCAAGCAGCTTCTTCTAATATCTCATCTTCAACTTCTAGTTCTAGTTCTAGTTCTAAGGAAAATACATCATCTAAATTAGGATTAAATGCCAATGATTTACTTGAGAGTGAACTTAAGGAGTTAGAATCTAAAAAAAGTAGATTAGAAAAATTAGAAAAAGAATTATTATTAGAAGAAAATAAATTATTGAAAAAATATTTATCACCTAAATAATGAGTTTTTGAATTTAATTATTATTTTTCCCTTAAAAATTTGAATTATTAAAAGGGTTTTTTTTATATTATTTTATTATTTTTATATTATTATTTTTTATATTAATTTTAATGTAAAAAATTGATATTTTATTAAATTATTTAAATAGTTATTTATATATATATAGAATATGGAAGATTTAGATCAAAATGATATTTTACCTTTACAAAATCTTATATTCAAAGATGTTAATTCAATGTATAAATTACAATATAATCATTTTAATCAATGTATGGAAGATATGATTCCAAGAATGTTAAAAGAAAATAAAAATATTTTTTATGAAAGTATATTAGGAAATAAAACTTATAAGTATAGATTTTTATTTGATGAGATTTCTATTAAACCTCCAGAGATTCCTGGTAAAAAAGAGTATATGTTTCCAGAGGATGCGAGAAAAAATAATTATACATATTCTGCTAAGATAGAAGCAAATGTAAAACAAATTCAAGAAATATATGATATCAATTCAGGAGAAACCTTAATTAAACAAATTGGAGAGGAAGAGAAAGAACAACAGATAGCTGCAGTACCAATTATGATAAGAAGTTCATTTTGTAATACTAATATTAGAAAAGATATTAAGAATACTGAATGTAAATATGATCCAGGGTGTTATTTTATTGTAAAAGGTAATGAGAAAGTAATTATAGGAATGGAAAGGTTATGTGATAATAAATTTTTAGTTTTTAAGAAAAAAGATAGTAATTTTTTAAGTGGATATCAAATTTATGCGACAGTTAATTCAAAAAAAAATGATTACACAGGAATGATTCAAACATTTAATATTAAGATGAAAAAAAATGGATCTATTTTTATTGAAACTCCTCATTTTAATGATGTTCCATTAGTAATAATTTTAAGAGCATTAGGTATGGTACAAGATCAACAGATAGTAGATAATATAACAAATGATCCTGATGATATATCAATGATAAATTCATTAAGAGAGACATTAAATGAAAATTTTATTCAAGGAGTAAAAAATGATAAAGGTGATGATTTAATTGTGAAAAATAATAATGATGCTATTTTATGTTTAATATCTAAAATAAAAAAATTTAAGAGAACAACTGATACAGATGAAGCGATTAAGAAAGAGGAGCAAAAAATATTTATTATTGATACATTAAAAGCGGATGTATTACCTCATTTAGGGGATAATTTAATGAATAAGGCGAAATATATATGTTATATGACAAAAAGAATGTTAAATGTATATTTAGAAAGAATAGATGCAGATAATAGGGATGATTATGTGAATAAAAGGGTAGATATGCCTGGAGTATTAATTTATCAATTATTTAATCAATTATATAAGAAAATGTTAAATGATATTAATAAAACTTTTGCAAAAAAAAATACAGATAATCATGAGAATCCTATAAATGTAATTAATTTAATTAAACCTAGTACTATAGAAATTGGATTAATAAATGGTTTATCAACAGGAGTATGGGGAACAACTAAAGTAAGAAAGGGTGTTTCTCAAGCTTTACAAAGATATAGTTATCCATCGACAATATCAAATTATAGAAGAATTGTTTCTCCATCGGTTGATTCTACAACGCAAAAATTAGTTGATATAAGACATGCTAGATGTAATCAGTATGGATTTTTAGATTCAGTAGAAACTCCAGAAGGTCAAAAAATTGGTTTACAAAAACATTTAGCATTAAGTGCAGATATAACAGTGAATATGTTATCACAGGAGATTATAATTGAAGAGTTATTAAAAGATAAATTAATAAATTTAGCAACAGTTCATCCATTTGACAAAAAAACAATGTTATTTTTAAATGGTCGTTTATTAGGTTATGTAGAAGATGAGATGAATTTAGTAAATTTTTTAAAAGATAAACGTGATAATAATTTTATAAATAAGCATGTATCGATAGTATTTGATATTAATTTAAATGAGATTAGAATTTATTCAGATGGAGGGCGTATGATAAGACCTTTATTAAAAGTTAAAGATAATAAATTAGTGTTAACAAAAAAAATGTTAAATGACATAGATGAGGATGGAATAGATAGTAAAAAGATATCTAGATTAAATAATTTTTTGTTAAAATATATTGGAGTAATAGATTTTATAGATGTAGAAGAATCAGAAAGAATAATGGTAGCGATGAGATTAAGAGATTTAGATGAACATAGAATGAAGATGTTAAAAGATATTAAAAATCCTAATCCATCTGGAGATAAAATTAATAGATATAATGACACTTTATATTTAAGATATACTCATTGTGAGTTTCATCCAGTAATGATGTTAGGAAGTGTATCAGCATGTATTCCTTTTGCTAATCATAATCAAGCGCCAAGAAATATTTATAATTTTTCTCAAAGCAAGCAAGGTAAAGGTATTTATGCGACCAATGAAAGATTTAGAATGGATATTAGTTATAGATTAGCAAATCCAAGTTATAAATTAGTACAAACAACTCCAATGAAATATTTAAATATGGATAAATTACCAAATGGAGAGAATGTTATTGTAGCGATTGCTTGTTATACTGGATATAATCAGGAAGATAGTTTAATTATGAATCAATCCGCTTTAGACAGAGGATTATTTAGATCTTATGTTTATAAAAAGTATATTGATGAAATTAAGAAAAATCCATCAACATCTCAAGATGATAAATTTACTAAACCTGATCCAACCAAAGTTAGTGGTATTAAAAAAGCTAATTATGATAAATTAAATACACAAGGATTTATTCCAGTTGAAGGAAAGGTTGAAAATGGTGATGTTATTATCGGAAAGATTAGTCCTATCGATCCTGGATCTGAAAATCAATCACAAGTTTATAAAGATAACTCACAAGTATATAAATCTAATGTTAGTGGATATATCGATAAAGTATATACTGGTATATATAATTCTGATGGATATGAAATGTATGCAATGCAAATTAGATCAGAAAGAACACCTAATATCGGCGATAAATTTGCTTGTTTGAAACCAAATTGTGATGTATTAACTACAAAAGGGTGGAAAAATATATGTGATGTAACTCTTAAAGATAAAGTAGCTATATTAGACAAAGACGATAATATGTGTTACGAAAGACCTACAGAAGTCCACGAATATGATTATAATGGTAAAATGTATCAATTACAATCTCAACAAGTAGACCTAACAGTAACTCCAAATCATAGAATGTGGATTAAGAAACGTAGTAAGGACAATTTTGAATTTATGACTGCAGAGAATGTATTTGGTAAAAGAGTTAAATATAAAAAGAATGCAAATAATTTTCAACCAGAGAACTGGATTGGTGATAAATTCATTATACCAGAATATGTTGATGGTAATGGATTAATTAGAGAAGAAGTTGAAATATATATGAATGATTGGTTAACATTTTTTGGTATTTGGATTACTGAAGGGTGGTTAGATAGACATACTGTTGGTATTACAGCTAATAAACAAAGAGTTAAAGATGCACTTAATAAATGTGATACACTTAATAGATACTTTTATTTTAGTAAAGATAAATCAGATCAATGGAGCATAACTAATATACAATTAGCTAACTTAATGAAAAAATATAGTGTAGGAGCATTAAATAAATTTTTACCAGAGTGGGTATGGCAATTAAATAAAGAACAATGTAGAACTTTATTAGGTGCAATGGAATTAGGTGATGGATATACTAACACATCTTCTAAAAAAATGGCAGATGATGTAACTAGATTAGCGTTACATGCTGGATATTCATCATATTGTAGAGCACCTGAAGGTAAAAAAGAAACTGATAATTATGTAATAACAATAATTAAGACAAAAACAGAACCACAAGTTAATCATGGACATGTTCATACTCAAAATGGTCAATTAGAAAATTGGATTGATTATATTGGTAAAGTTCATTGTTTAACTGTTAGAACTGGAGTATTTTTAGTAAAAGAAAATGGCAAACCAGTTTGGACGGGAAATTCAGCTCACGGTCAGAAAGGTACATGTGGTATTGTATTATCATCCGCAGATATGCCTTTTACTAAGGATGGTGTGCAACCTGATATAATTATGAGTCCAAATGCGGTACCAAGTCGTATGACAATTGGTCAATTATTAGAATGTTTATTAGGGAAAGTTTCTGCATTGAAAGGACATATATCTGATGCTACTCCATTCAACGAATACGATATAGATCAATTAAGTGATATTTTAAAAGACTATGGTTTTGATGAACATGGTTATGAGGACTTGTATTGTGGAATGACTGGAAAAAAAATTAAATCAAAAATATTTATTGGTCCTACATTTTATATGAGATTAAAACATCTAGTGCAAGATAAAATTCATTCGAGAGCACGTGGTCCTACACAAGTTTTAACTCGTCAACCACCTGAGGGGAGAGCTAGAGATGGTGGATTAAGGTTTGGAGAGATGGAACGTGATTGTCAAATGAGTTTAACTCCAATTCCCCTAAATTGTGGATTAAGTATAAAGATAGGTGATATGGGTGATAAAGGATGGAATGTACTTGGATGGGATGAGA